TTACAGTTCAGCTAGCAAATAATGGCAGAACAACATTCTTCTGAAGCTAACCTGATTAGATGTGTAATATCTAAATTTGGAGGTTCTAAACCAACAGCGTTGGGTGCTGATATGATCGCTGCATTTGATGTAAATGAGAGTATTGAATCACCATTTATGGCAGGATCATTAACAATTAGTGATTCAAAAAATTTCATAAATGAGTACCCTATTCAAGGTGGTGAAAATATCACAATAGAGTTAAAATCTACTTTTGATGACGCACCTATTGTATACAAATTGGTTGTTGCTAAGATTGGAACTAGAGTCATAAAGAACAAAGCACAAGTATATGTTTTAGTCTTATGTTCTCCAGAGGCATTACTTAATGAAGGCACTAGAGTACAGGATCCTCTTACTGGAAATCCTGAGCAAATTGTTGCTAAAATGTTAGGAAAAGAATATCTAGCTTCTACTAAAGAATTTTTCTCAGAACCATCTAGATTTGAAACTAGGATGAACCCCTCTAGAGACAGACCATTTGATATTATTGCACAACTTCTTAAGAGATCTGTTTCTGTAAAGACTAATTATCAAGGAACTAATAGCACAAATACTACAACAACTGCACAACAAGTAAAAGGTAGTGCTGGATTCTTTTTTTGGGAAACACGTAGAGGATATAACTTCTTTTCTGTTGATGCCTTATGTGATGAGAAAGAAGGTAAGTTTGCTGCACCTAGATTGCAGTCTGAAGCATGGGGTCCTTACATAGAAGAAGTAGCAAATACTGAATTAACTCCTGATCAAAGGTTTTTAATAACAGATGCTATGTTTACATCAGAAATTGATTTGATGTCATCATTGAGAAAAGGAAAATACTCTTCATTAATGGTTTTCTTTAATCATTCTACAGGACAATATGAAGAATATGTTTACAAAATTAAAGACAGTTATGATAACATGGCACATTTGGGTGGACAAGAAAGTATTTCATTAGTTCCTGCTAATCAAGTTGAATTATCTGATTTCCCAACTAGAATCATGTCTATGATGTTGGATCATGAGTCATGGTATAATGAACCAGGTATTGCTAATCCAGAAGATCCTAATGCAACAGATCCTACTAAATTTGCAGACTGGCAAAAATATTATGCAGCACAAGGAACAGCAAGAGCTGAGTTATTAAAAAATCAAGAAGGGACAATAAAGATTCCTGGCAATCCTTTAATATGTGCAGGTGATAAAATTGACATTAGAATTCAAAGCAAGTTGGCAGATGAATTGAGAAAGAAAAACCCTTACGATGAAGAAAGTAGTGGGGTTTATCTTGTCAAAGAACTAAGACATTTGTACAATTTTCTTGACGGAAATAACGGAACGTGCAAAACTACGCTAGGATTGTGTAGGGATTCCTACGGGATGAAAAATCTTCCTTCCAATCACGGCAATAAATAAATCAAGGAGGTACTACTATGGAAAGTATAGAACAACACATTGAAAAAGATAAAAAAATCGTTAACGATCCGTTAGCAAACCCTGCAGCACGCAGACATGCTAAAGAGGAACTACACGAACTAGAAGAGTATGCAGAACATCATAAAGAAGAGATCAAGGCAGGAGATCATCATGATCCTAATGCTCTTGAAATATTCTGTGATTTGCATCCAGATGAACCAGAGTGTCTAATTTACGACGACTAATATGGATGATGCATTATCAAGACTTATACCAACTCATAGAATCGGAAATGACGGTTTTCATTGGTGGGTAGGTCAAGTAGAGGGAACCGCCAGCGATGAAGAAAACAACAAAGGCGGATACCGTTTTAAGGTAAGAATCGTAGGAGATCACCCTGCATCAAGGGAGATTCTTGATACGGATAAATTGCCTTGGGCTACAGTGATGATGCCAGTTAATGTTCCTTTCATGCCTGGTAATATAGGTGGAGGTCATCCACAATTAATTCCAGGATGTTGGGTATCAGGATTCTACTTAGATAATGATAGACAAAAACCTATTATTATGGGTTCTATTGGTGTTGTGCCAGGTGCAACATCTACAATTAACAACATTGAACCTAATACCACGGATGTATTTAAAAATGGTGTAAGGTTTGGTCAATATTCTCCAAACCCTAATACAGATGGTTTAGAAGGAAAAGATGGCACTGCTAAAACTGGTGGTGGACTTTCTGACGGAACAACAAGAGGTGATGGTGAGGTCAGAGTAGATACAGGAATCAAAAAAACGGAGGTAATTAATGATGAAGATTGGTGTCAAGTCACAGCAGAAAAATGCAAAGACATTGATTTGAAAACACAAATGACCAGTATTCTTGGTCAACTCTTGTATGACATTCAAAATAACAATGGAAATATTGGTACATACTACACTAGTAAAGTAACAGGTCGTGTCAATAGTTCAATAGGAACTGCAAGAGGATATGTAAACAAAGCGATTTCTGTGATAACAGAATTTCTTGCTAGAGTCAAAGGATATATTACAACTAAAATTCAAGAGGCAGTTGATAAATTAGTAAAAGCTGTATTAGCACCTGATGAAACTGGCAATAGATTGACACCAATTACAGAGTGGTTTAATAATCTTCTTAAAGACCTAGGATGTAAGATGGCAGATCTAGGTGATAGATTGATTAAGTGGTTGACAAATTTATTAATGAATTTTATCAACAAAATCTATCGTGCTGCTGTTTGTCAGGTTGATGAGTTAGTAAATGGAATTATTTCAAAAATTCAACAGTTAATGAGTGAACTGTTTGATAGCATTTTAGGTCCTCTACAAGATATTCTAGGTGCTATTGCTGAACCACTCAATATGATAGGAAATGCAATTAATTATATTCTTAGATTACTAGGTATTTCATGTGATGGTCCTGATCAAACTTGCAACAAATATAAGCAAATATGCACTAGTGGTGAGAGAAAGACAGATGAAGATGATAAAGATTTCTTAGATGGATTATTAGAAGGTATTGATAATTTATTTGGTGATACTCCTGCTGATTATACACAGTATGTTTGTGAAGAAGCATATACTGGAAATCCATTGACAGTTACAACAATTGGATTTGCTGGTGGAGTGCCATTACCACCCACATCTCCAACTAAAAAACCAAAAATTGCTTATAATATTGATAACGTTACTGTTACTGAAGGTGACATTGCAATATTTACCGTAACAAGGAGTGGATTTCTTGATACTTCATCTTCTGTTAAGTTTAAGACATTAAAAAATCAAGGAACAGCAACTTCTGGAACTGATTATCTTGCTCAGGATGGTATTTTAGGATTTAGTGAAGGAGAAACAGAAAAAACTATCTCTGTTCAAACCCTTGTTGATGAACAAAAAGAAGTTCAAGAAACTTTTTTTATTAGATTAACTACTAACTCTCCAGTAGATAATAGTGAAGTTAAAACAGTGTATAATAATAATATTGGTAAATGTACGATTGTAGAAAAAGATTTAAAACAACCTTATGATCCATATAAACCAGATCCTGTAGATCCATTTGTACCAATTTCTGATCCTCCTACAGATAATCTTCCAGACAATCCAAATATAACAGATGGAGAAACTGGTGAAGGAGATGATCTAACTCCAACATATGAAGTCACTGCAAACAGAACTACTTGTCCAGAAGATGAGTTTATCATCTATACTATTACAACTACAAATCTAGTCAATGGTACTATATTGTATTACAACTTATATGGTAATAGTATCACTGCTACTGATATTGTTGGTGGAGAACTTTCAGGTGCGTTTATTATTAGTGACAATAAATCAAATGTTACAGTAGGAATTGCTGAGGATAATACTATAGAAGATGTAGAAACTCTTACATTTGCAGTTACTGGTACAGGAGCAACTGTGGATGTATTAATCACAACAGCTAGTGATCAAGGTATTGATGATATTGATGAAGGAGTTGGTGATACACCAGAAACAGTATTTGAAGAATTTAAACCACCTGTTGCAAAAGCACCTATTACTGATGATAATGGTGGTATTATTGAAATACCTATTGACAATCCTGGCGATCCTTGGGCAGAACCACCTGTTGTTTTTGTTGGTGGCGAAGGATCTGGAGCTACAGCAGTTGGATTATTAGATGGAAATGGATTCTTAACAGAAGTTAGAGTTCAATCACCTGGTTTTGGATATAAGTTAAATCTTGCTACTGATAATAATGTTAGATGTATTATTGATGCATTTACTATTCTTAGACCTGGCATTGGATATACTAGTGTTCCTGACATGTATGTAAACGGAGAGTTGGGAATTGCTGAGGCAGTTATT